CTACTTTGCTTAGTCTGTGTAGATATTGCACCAACTAAAACGGACTCGTCTATAGTAACTGTGGGCGTCACATAAGCTGAACCAGATATAAAGTATTCACCGCCAGAGTGAATTAAACGGCCAGCCATAGCAGAGAGCAGTGCTTCAATGTTTGCTTCTCTGGAGTTACCAGTATCAACAACGCCATCACACACATACCTTTTCTGAGTACCACCAGCAGAAAGAGACACATTCTGGTCACATAAAGTCTGAGCTGTAGAAACAGAAGCAGCGTTTATGTTTGCAGAATCTTCAGCCAATCCGTATTTGGAATCTAACAGATAATCTCTGACGATCAGCGCAGGGTTTTGCGACCAAGCTGTACTTGAGGTTGCTGGATTGTAGACTTTCTTGCCACGAACTACTGTAGAGATATTGGGTAAGCCGTTAGCAAACTGCTCGGCATCATATTTAAGACGGACGTAAATGTAAGCTGTGTCCAATAGCTTGTGGTTAGCAGTCCACTGGGTAGACCTTGATACAAGATTAGCGTCTGCTGTGGTCTGCGTTCCATCGTGAAAGTTTAGGTCAACATAAGTAGCCCAGCTACCAATATAACCGCCATCCCATATTTTTTCATCGTTAAACCAGACTTCTTCATAGGCATCAATAGCATGGCCTGCAACAGCAATCACCATGTGCATAAATTCGTTGTCTGTGCCTGTTGAGTCTAGGTAAACAATTGAACCGCCAACCCTAGCGCGACCATAAACCATTGTCCTTGTAGATGCAGGCTCTCTAACTGTCGTGGTAGTGCCAGACATTTGAGCGCCAATTGACGGGGTAGGCATTAAGGCGCGAGAAACCATAGATAAGCCAGCACCAATTGCAAAAGCTGCCGCTAAACTTCCTGCCACACCTAGTCCGAATAGACTTAAACTAGCAAGTCCGCCAGCCACTCCTACAGCACCTGCCGCTGATGCTAATCCTGCTATTGCTGCAATTGCCATTTTATTTCCCTAGGAATTTGGAGTAAATACGTTCTATTAAATCAAAGCCCATCCCAATCATTAAGCTATCAAATGGAATGTGGACTTTAGTATTAATCATCATCAAAGAAACGCCAGCTTCTCGGCAATGGTCTTCCGCAAACTTGATCAATTTATAACCAGTTGCACCAGCTCTACTATCTGGCAACACAAACAAAACATCGTTATTAGCAAACAGATGGTCTTGGTAATGAATGCTTTGGCTAACCATTAGAACAAAATACCCAACCAACTCGCCATCATCCCTTGCAGTGAATATCCGAAGAATTCCAGCAGCATCAAGATTAGCGTATTCTTTCCAGTTAGGGTTTAACTTAATCTCGCCTTGGTTTAAGGCTACTAACTCCCAATGCTTATCAAGTAAAGGGATTAGTTCTGCCTTTACGTTTAACAGGCTTTCGTGAGCTATCTTGATCAACGGTTTGCCCTGTCGTACCTTCCTGAACCGCCAGAACTTGCCATCGAAGAAGGTGAAGCCCTGCCCCAGATTATTTCTTTCTCTTGTATCTTGGCTACGAACTCAAAGCCTTTATCTGTGGGATGCTCTATCTTTTGATCTTCTGCTGTGTAGCGTCTAACTGCTGTGCGCTGGAATGCTATTAGCTTATTCTCAACCGTAATTGTAATCGTAGAAGTATCGCCAGAATCTGCAATTGTCATTATATCCATGAACCCGCTAAACAAGATAACTGGACTTGCGATTAAATCCCCGCTTTCATCAAATGCGCCAAGGCGAATGATTAGGGGTCTGCCTTGGTATGGCTCATCTCTGGCTAGGGTGAGCAAAGACTGCTTAATGCCACCTAGGGTTACAGTTGCGCCATTAGCGGTAAGCTCTGCGGTCTCAGCGATTGACCCAATAGATAACAGGTCACCAGCGCCTAAATAGGTATTGGAGTTGTAACTAAGATCGCCCATCCCAGACCATAGGAAAATGCTACCAGAACTGAATTCCATATCTACCAAGTAGATAGGACGTACTAGCTCGGCAGTAGCAACAGCCTGCATCTCTGTGCTTAATGTTCTGCTCATTACAATGCCTCAGTGAATGCAAAGCTAAAGCCATAGATAGACGCTGCATCCGTAGACCAGCCTATATCGTTGCTCGCTAAACGCCATAGGCTCTTGGGTAAGGTAAAGTCTAATGCTGTACCGCTTGCCACTGCTGTTCGTAATGGTGGCTGAAAAGATAGGTTGCCAGCGCCAGAAGACTTATCTGCTGTGGCCATATAAAGATAATCGCCTAACTGGAAATAAGTGCCAGCAGTTACAGCACTAGCGCCAGCAGTAGTAGCCAATACTTCAGCCCTTACCGCAGTTGTACCAGATGTGGTACTTGTGGCTGTGCTTGTATGTAAAGGGTGGCCAAATGTGAACGTACCAGAGCGCCCTTTTAAGCCCACAATGAAAGCCTCGACTGATCGTGCCTCATCATGCGTCAAAGGAGGTAGATTGACCTCTGCTTGCCATATAGCGCCTTGATGGGCGTACACCTGTTGATCATAGGTAAACGGTGATTCTGTAACCGCAACAGTTCGTTTTAAACGTAGGCTGATTGATGTAATGCCTACGTTTGGAAAAGCTAATGGCATTTCTTATGCTCCGACTAATGACTTGCTGAACCCACCGCCACGCTGCCTAGCGTCTGCAACTGCACCTTTAGCGGCATTGGCAATTTGTGGCATCAGTGTAGCAATTTCTGCTCTTACTGTCTGCTGTACGCCAGTAGATACGTTAATGGTCTGGTTAACGGTAACGCCACCGCCACCACCCATTCTGCTATTCGGTACGATTGAGCCTTGAGAGTTAGGAATAAACAACTCTGGCCCGCGCTCACCAACCATGTAGGGGGAGCCGTTTTGAACAGAACCGCCAATTGCTCTAGCTGGCAGTTGTGGCCCGAAATTAGGGGCAAACTGATCGTTTCCTCCAGTGTTAATCCCGCCACCGAAGTAACTTGTAATAGCACCAAAGGCTGCATCAACAATATACTTTTGAATCAGCATCTTAATCAAGCTATCAACTACACTCTTAGCCATAGACTTCATCGCATCAGCGAAGTTTGCAGCGCCTGTTATGCCTGCTGTCAAAGCGTCTGTCATCCCCTCTAAGCCTTGCTTAGTAAGGTTCTGTATGTTTTCCTGCGTTGAAGGTAGGCTATCACTCCAAGACTTAAAGCCAAGCTGTAAATCACTGATTGATTCTATCGCTGTTGCTGTAACTTCAGGTATTACGTTAGATACGCTACCCAAGCCGTCAACAACTTTTTGTATTTCTGCGGTAAGCCCGCTGGCAAAATTAACTTCATTCATTAGGCTAAGCTGATCGCCTGTTTCACCAGCTTTTTCAAGCAAGGCTTGCAGCATTATCAACCGTTTGGCATCACTTTCTTGCGCTAGCTGATGAGAACGTTTCGCTCTAGCACTGCTATCTTCTATCTTTTTATCTCGATCTACCATTGCTGCTGTAATGCCTTCAATCTCAGTTTGCAACTGGCGGGCATTCTTTTCTGCATCTTTAGTAAATAATCTAGTTAGGGCATCCTTCCCTTTTAGCGTCATGTTATATAGTTTGATAAATCCGTTAGCTAAATCTTCAAACGCTTGCAGAGCTATCTGAACACCACCTAGAAGGTCAACAGCTATCGCTCTAGCGAAGTTTTCAACTCCACCTTTAGCCTTTATTGACGTTTGGAGAAACGCTGTAAAACGAACTACGATAGCCTCTAATGCGGGAGCAAAAGCAGCAACTACTTGATTTGTTATTCCTCCAAAAAGACTTTGCAGTTTGGTCAAAGAATCAACAGTATCCTCAACACCTTTAGCTGCGCTTCCAGACATGGTTAAGCCTAACAGCTTAGCCTCACCAAGCATTTCTTTAAGCCCGTCACCGCCTTGCCGCAATACATTAACTAATGCAGCACCTTCAGAGTCAAATAGCTTAAACGCTAGGCGTAGTTGGTCAGATTCAGATGTAACCCCTTGAAACGCATCGGCAAGAATTACCATGCGCTTATCAAGAGGCATTTTGTTCAATTCTTGTGCGCTTAACCCTAGCTCTTTGATTGCGCCTTTAGCTTCACCAGTACCCATTGCGGCTTCCGCAGTTCGTCTAGTGAACCTCTGCAAAGCCATATCCATTGTGCGAGTTTCTACGCCAGCAAGGTCTGCCGCATATCTTAGGCCGCCAAGGGCTTCTGTTGTTGTTCCTATCTTACTTGCAGTTTTACTTAGGCTGTCTGTAGCATCTAAAGATCGCTTGATTAAAAGACCAAAGCCAGCGGCTCCGACCAATCCCAGAATTGCGGTCTTCGCTCCTAATACAGCTCCAGCAACAGATTTTAAACCTTTAGCTGCACTCCCAAAACCTTTAGCGGTTTTATCAAATGCACTAATAATAATCTTTACGTTTTCAGCCATTGCTTTCACTCATTATTTGGAAGTACGCCAGCCACTCGTTGAAGTGATTGAAAGGCATTTGCTCTGCTTCTTCTATCGTAAGGTGAAGGCGGTCAGCCAAGGAAAGCAGATTCATCCTTGACTGATCGCGTCTTAGTTTCCCTCTAATGACTCCGCAGATTCAATCTCTGCAAACATCTGATTAGCAATATCAGATATGACATTAGTTTCTTCACCCATTAAATCAATGCGATCTTCAGCAGATGCAAACAGCTTGGAGCCGCCTTCATCTTCTGCCTTCATGCAAATCAAATCTACCATTGATCCAATAGTTGTATTGCTAAGAAAGTTAGGGTGCTTCTTCTGCAACTGGTCTAGGTCGTAGCAAGTAATGCTTCTGCAATACAACTTAAACGCTCCAGATTCGTCACCCCATGCAGGTACTAATACTTCTCGCGCCTGCAACTTTCTTCTACTTCTTAACTCTTTAGCTAATCCCATGGTTTATCCCCTTAGTTAATTAAACTTGTGCTTCTGTTACGTCACCGCTGCACTGGATAGAGAAGCTGGCTTCTACCATGCCATCAAAAGAACCAGTGATAGCGCGAGAAGTTACAACACCTGTTCCAGAGAAGAAAGTCTCTCCGCTGCCAGTGCCTGTAGGATAGATTTCAAAATCAATAGAAGCTCGCTCATCAAGAACTAGCTGCTGTGCATCTGCCTCATCCCAATATACTTCTAGTGATACTGTATTCGTTTTCAGTCCAGCCTTGTAGGTGCGCGAAACATCACCCATTACAGAGTCTTCAATTGTGTCTGCTGAACCGTCAAACGTGAAAGAACGTACCTCGCCTACCACGGCAACAGTCGTGCCTGAGACTTGTACTTTTACTACTCCAGATGCGCCTGTTTTAGTCGCCATGATATTTACCTTTTAATTTAAGTTAAGTTGTGCCGCGAGTGTACTGATACAAAACGCGAACTGTAATAATGATCCCGCCAATCGGGTCAATAGAACCTTCATCAATCTCGATATTAGTTATCTGCGTATCTAGGGCATACCCACCACGCAAACGATCAACATCAAGAGTTTCTTCAATTGCTTCAATAAGATTGTTGCGGGCTGAATCAATAACAGAGCCTTTAACGTAGCAAATGAATTCATAATTTATGGTAGCCATACGTTGAGTAATGGAACCACCTATAGAGCTATCCTCTCTATCTTCTCCCGCACTGCGAACCAATATAGCTGGAAACTGTGCGCTGGATAACTTGTCAAAATCAAACGGCTCGCGGGTAACGTACTTAATAGCCACGGGAGCTATAGTTGCTTTTAGCGTTGTAACTAGGTTGTCAGCAATACTTTCTCTTACACTCATTTCAACGCCCTAAAGAATATCCTACCTAGTTTCTCTTCTTCAGAATTATTAAATCCAAAGAAAGGTCTTTTCTTATCATTCATAGCGGCTTTACCTGACTCGGTTGCGCCTCTAAAGAATATTTCAGCCTGCTTACTGCTGGCCTTTGTAGTCATAGCTCCTAGCATCTTACCTGTAAAGTTCAAGTCTGGGGTTAGACCTCTACCTTTTCTTTCCCTAAATCCCGCGTAACCTCCATTTTTTCCTTTTGTACTATAACCTTCAAACTTACCGCCCTTGAACCCATCACCTTTACTGGTTCTAGCTTCAATAATATTAACGCCAGCTTGAGCGGTAATAGATAGAGCCTTTTTAACGCTTGCAGATAATGCCTTGCCTTGCTTCTTTACTCGCTTGGCTATCTCTTTAGCGTTGGTGTTTATCTTGATTTGCATTAACGGTTAAGCCATTGTCCAACAGGTTGCTTCTCAGCAAAATCAACAGCGCCATCACCATCTTCATCATAGTCAACACCATCTGATAAAACTGCTTCTAGCTCTTCGCCATAACGCGCTTTGTAGAAGTCAATCATATTACCGAATCTGTCGCCATCAACCCAATTAGTTAGCTGGGGCAAAGCATAACGCCACAACACTAGGTAGGCACTCGCCATAGTGAACTGTGCAGGGGTGAGCTTGGTAGTATCCATCTCGCCTGCTATGTTCTTTCTGGGCCACCACTTAATGCGTAACTCTCGCTGAAGATCAGCTTCAGCTTTAGGATGCTCCAGAACAAAAGACTCAATGCCCAGACCAAGAATGTCGGGAATCAGTTTAAGTAAATCAGCGTCTGAGGAATAAGCCATTATTTAACCTTTTAAAAAATGCCCCCCCGAAGGAGGGCAGATTATTAGTCTTACTATCTTACAGTACAGCGTCAGACAGAAGCTCAACACCGAACGAATCATCAAGCTCTGCAACACCGTAAACGGCAGTAGCGTTAAGCTCGAATGCTCGGAGAGACTCATCACGCTGTGGCGCAATGTTAAAGTCACGCTTCATAGCGATCATGATAGCTTCAGGAGCGAATACAGCGCCTTTAGCATCGCCAGAACCGTCAATAGCTACGTTAGCTGACTCGTAGACATTGATGCCAGCGATAGTTCCAACATAACCAGTACGCATCGCTTCATTCTGCGAATCGCCACCGTTCGGGTTAGCGAAGGTGTTAGTTAGGTTAGCTTTCAACTGGTAGGCTTGGAAAGGATGTACAACAGCATTGATCACGCCAGTTACTTTGTTAGCGCGTAGAGTTGCAGCAGCCTTAAACAAGTCAGCAACAGTGATCTCAGCGCCAGCAGCACCGATAGAACCAGAGAAGCCGTCAAACAAAGCAATGAGGTCAGTATCAATCTTAGTAGCGATAGCGTTACCAAGAACAGTACCTAACTCAACAGCAGGGTTGCCGTCACCATAAGTAGCCATATCAGTCAAAAGAACCTGTGCGCCTACTTCGCCAACAGTTACAGAAACTGAAGAAGTAGAAACGGTGGTGCTTGACATATCCGTTCCCTCGACTAAATTAGCAGCCACCAAGCTCGGATATTTTGGCACTTGGATTGTCTTACCAGCTTGGGCCTGAATGTTATACATTGTAACCAGACCTAGCATTAGGGATTGCTCTTCAGCAGTGAAACGAGCTTGTGCGACAATGTTAACAAATAGGTCGTCAAGGGTAGTACTAGTAGTTGCAGCCATGATAAATTACCTTAAAATTAAATTAGTTTGTGGTTTGTTGGTTACTTTTTCTTGAAAGCAGCAAATGCTTCTTTACCGCCATCGTTCCAGTTTGCAACCATATCTGCCACAGATGTAGGCTTCTGTGTAGAGCCACCAGTGTTACCCTGCGATCCTGTTCCACCTATAGAGGCTTTGACCATGTGCGGGTTTACTGTCAAGAATTCAGTTACCATCTCATTTACGGATAACAAATCACCGCTGTCATTGTATCGCGGTACTCCGTTAGCGTCTAGCACCTCGACTGTTCCGTCTTCCGACAGTCTAGTCTGGCCTTTAAGTAACTGTGAAACTTGATTCGGATTTACAGCATTACTGTTACCAGCAGCACCCAGCAAAGCGCCATCAACTAGCGTTTGTTGCAGCTTGCTCTTGTAACTCTGTATTTCCATGTCTTTCTTTTCGACCGTCTGTTTCAGGATAGAATCAAACTCGCCTCTTTCTTTCTGCCGCTCAAGTTGGGCTGCTTCTCGCTGCGCCATTAAGTCTTTTGCGTCATCCAGATCAATGCCAGATATCTTCTTGTCGAACTTGCGCTGCTCTCTTGCAACACGATCCGCGACAATGCGGTCTAGTTCGTCCTGAGTAAAGGTCTTTGATTCCTGATTTTGTACTGCCGCAGTTTCAGTTTCTGCTTCTGTTGCCATGATTTCATCGCTCATGTGACGTAGCCTCTAAAAGAGTAGGTGGAATGGTGAATCTCGATTGTAACATAATTGGTTACTTTTTAACTTTCTTCTTCTTTTTGGGGCGGCCAACCTTGCTGCCGTATGTTCCTTTACCTTGTGGCATAATTTATTCCTCTGTTAATTCGTCAACTTGAAGGTAAGCGGCTTCGTAAAGCCAGCTAAAAATCTGCTGTTCATCCTCATCAGCTTGATCTTTTAAGCTATCTAGCTGCTCTATAATGTCATCTGGCATTATTTTTTTCTTGCAAAGCGCGATAGCTTCATCTAAATACTTGCTCATTTATCTTGGCCCCCCATCATATTCCCCTTTTATCAGGTCAAAGTTTTTCCATCTGGATAATGTTCCGCTGCTTTTATCAAGTGCAGTTATTAACCCCAGTAAATTATCGTCCATTAGATCTTTTCTTCCCATTTGGTACAAGGTAAAGTTTTCAGCAAACCATTCATGGCTATTTAACTCTGAGTATTTGGTCGGAAAGAATGGCTTTTGCTTATACATACTTTCTATCAGGCGCTCTAAAGGCGGCTCATCTTGAGTAAATCTGCCACCTAGATTTTTGGAGGTTACTTTATATTGCTGGTGTACGTTGTGGCCAAATTCGTGAAATATAACAGCATTAGACTTATCTACTGAACTTTCAAAAAAACCATCAGCGGTATGTGGCCTAGTCTTTAAGTTCCCGCCTTTAATAAAGCTGCTGGCAATGTCTGGTGCAGACAACTGTTGAGCGCTTAACAGCTTTTTACTGGTATTGTTCCATTTGTCGATTTCTTTGTTATACGCCAAGCCCGCCTGTCTAATTCCATTGCTTAGAATTCTCTTATCATCAGCAGAAGAAGCATCGTAAGCCGCCTTCAATTCATCGTACTCAGACCTTAATAGCTGTTTTTTAATTGTTGATTCCGCTAATTTAACCTCAAGATCAGAAACGGCTTTAGTTAAGGATGCCTGAGAAGCATAGGCTTTCTTTGACCAGTTATTATAGTATTTGTGATTAAGTGCTAAAACAGAATCTCCCATCTGGGCGATGGTAGTTCCTTTTGCTTTTCCTATGCTCCTAATCCTTGGCACTCCAAAAGATTTGGCCATTGCATCGGTTTTTATTAAAGCTGACTCCAAGATTGTCAAAGTTTCTCCTGTAAGCCCCTTAGTCACGTTTTCTTTCAATTGTTGTCGGTTAAACGCTTGCGGGCTAAGTCCACTTCTAGCCGTCCAGCCATGATTAAACCTAGTCTGAAACTCCCCGTCCTTGAGCTGGTATCCTTGCGGGCTTTTGCCGTTGTAATTAGGATCTCGAAAACTTTCAAAGTCAGGCTTTTGGGCGGCTTTTGCAGTCCTGCTTGAAAGGCTGTTAATCACTTTCTGTTTAGCCAGCAATTTAGGAACACTACTTTCCAAAGAAACTTTATCTTCTGGCAGGTCAGAAAGAGCTTTTTTAGCATCAACTGCAACTTCTTCAGCTTCTGCATCAAACACAGGCCGCCAGTGGTGTTGGCAGTTGTACCCACCACGAACAATAAAGGGGTCTCCAGATGCTTTACCTTTCCAGCTACCAGACCAAGTTTCCTCGATCTCTTCATCAGTAAATACCTGCCCAGCATTCTCCACACAGAACGGCCTAGAGTCTCTGACAGTGCCTCCGTAATACTTCCACTTGGTAGCGCCAGACTGCTTGCCAATAGCTGTATTGATTGAGGCATCAAACTGCATAAGGCTATCTTGTGCCATCTGCGTTGCGTAACGTCTTAGGTTATTACCAACCCTATCTCTGGCGTAGACCGTCTGTAATTGCCTTACAGCGTCTGCCTGCTGCGCTGCCGTACCGTTAGCAGCAACATCAACAAGGCGGTTAGCCTCTAGGTTGTCAGACTCAATGTAAACGCCATTAATTGTCTGTCTAAGGTTCTTAACTGTGTCGTTAAATGATCGGCCTGTTAGGGTGCTTTGGTAGACCTCGTTAGCCATTACATCAAGGTACTCATTAGCAAT